TCATTTACATTTTTCACACCTATTATATCTAATTTATAATTTTCTTTCAATAGTTTTCTATTAGTTTCTGGAATTATACATTTTTTAAATCCTAATTTTTCTGCTTCTTTCAGTCTTTTATCTATTAAATTTACACTTCTAATTTCTCCAGTTAGCCCAACTTCTCCTAAAACCACTGTGCCTTTATCTATTGGTATATTTTTAAAACTTGAAACTGTTGCTGCTATTATTCCTAAATCTATTGCTGGCTCATTTATTTTAAGACCACTTACTACATTTAAATATACATCTTGATTTCCTAAATTCAAGCCTACTTTCTTTTCTAAAACAGCAATAAGAACAGCTAATCTGTTATAATCTATACCATTTGCAGTTCTTCTTGGTAACCCGTAAACCGTAGGAGTTGTTAATGCTTGAAATTCCACAAGCAAAGGTCTTGTTCCTTCCATACTTGCTATAACAACAGAACCTGCGGGATTATCTTCTCTTTCTGAAATTAATACCTTTGATGGGTCTGTTATTTCCACTAAGCCTTCTGCTTCCATTTCGAACATACCAATTTCGTTTGTTGAACCAAATCTGTTTTTAACTCCACGTAACATTCTATATGAAAAATATCTTTCTCCTTCTAAGTATAAAACAGTATCTACCATATGTTCCAAAACTCTTGGTCCTGCTATATTTCCATCTTTTGTAACATGTCCAATTAATATTGTAGTAACACCATTTTCTTTACATGTTCTCATAATTTTAGCTGTTATTTCTCTTACTTGGCTAACACTTCCAGCAGCTGATGTAATTTCTTCTGAATACATTGTTTGTATAGAGTCTATTATTACCAATTTAGGATTTATAGATAATATATTTTCTTCTATATTTTCTATGTTTGTTTCTGATAGAAACAATAGATTATCATTTTTTACACCTAATCTATCTGCACGAAGTTTTATTTGTTCTCCTGATTCTTCTCCTGAAACATATAAAACTTTTCCATCTGTTTTTATTTTATTACATATTTGTAATATTAAAGTAGATTTACCTATACCAGGTTCACCACCTAAAAGAATTAAGGAACCATTTACTAAGCCTCCACCTAAAACTCTATCTAGTTCATTAAATCCTGTACTTATTTTTGTTTCTGTTTTTCCTTCAATTTTGTTTAATTCTATTGGTTTAGAAACTTCTTTTTTCTTTCCTGAATTTGAGCTTGAAGAAGAAACTACTTTTTCTTCAAAAAAGCTATTCCACGCATTACATGCAGGGCATTTTCCCATCCATTTAGGTGATTCATATCCACATTCATTACATACAAATACTGTTTTATTTTTTGCCATATTATTTTTCCTTTCTAATTTATATTCGAATTATATCACATTTCTTAATTCTTTTGCATGTTTTAAAGAAATTTCTGTTATGTCTCCGCTTGCAATTCTTGCTATTTCCTTTACTGTTTCTTCTTCATTTAAAAGTTTTACATTAGTTTGTGTTTTATCTTCTTTTACTTCTTTGTATATATAATAATTATAATCACCTTTTGCTGCAATACTTGCCAAATGTGTTACACAAAGTACTTGATGTAATTTAGATATAGATTTTAGTTTTTCACCTACACTTTTTGCTGCTATTCCACTTATTCCTGTATCTATTTCATCAAATATTAGTACTGGAACACTGTCTACATTTGATAATACATTTTTTATAGCAAGCATTATTCTAGACATTTCTCCACCTGATGCTATTTTATATAGCGGTTTAGCATCTTCTCCAATGTTGGTTTGAATATATATTTCCACTTCGTCTAAACCATTACTGTTATATTTTTCACCAAAAGTAATATTTATCTTAATTTTAGCATTTTTCATTTCTAAGTCTACTAATTCACTATTTATCTTTTCTTCTAAAACAAAAGCATATTTGTTTCTTAATGAATTTAAATTTTTAGAAATATCAAACATCTTATTAGTTACTTGTTCTAATTCTTTTTTCAATTTATTATTATATTCGTCTATATTCTCTATTTGATTTATTTGTTCTTCTACTTCTTCTTTATATTTTAAAATTTCTTCTATTGTGTTTCCATACTTTCTTTTTAACGAAAATATTAGGTCTAATCTTGTTTCTAGTTCTTGTCTTTCTTCTTCATCAAAATACACACCATCTCTTAATACCGAAATATCTCTTGCGATTTCTTGAATATCATAATATGCACTTTTTAAAGAGTTTAAATTCTTAGAATAATTTTCATCTAAATCTTCTATTTTTTCTAATGCTCTTATTGCTGAATTTATTGAATCTATTGCTTTTTCTGATACTTCTAAATCTGCTACATTTAAACTTTCATTTATTTTTTCACTGTTTAATATTATTTTCCTATCTGCTTCTAATTTCTCATCTTCTCCAACCTTTAAGTTTGCTTTTTCTATTTCGTCATATTGATATTTTAATAAATCTAGTTTTCTTTGTTTTTCTTTTTCGTCTCCATAATTATTTTTTAAGTCTGTTTTTATATGATTATACTGTTTATACAACTCTATATATTCTTCTTTTAAGCTTAAAATTTCTTTTGCACCAAAACTATCTAAATATTCAATATGTGTAGTAGGATTTAAAAGTTGTTGGTTATCGTGTTGACCATGGATATCTATAACATTTTCCATAAAGCTTTTTAATTCATTTACAGTAACCATTCTACCATTGATTTTACACATGTTTCTTCCATTAGAATATACTTCTCTTGAAACTATAATATTTCCATCTACTGCATTTTCATTTTCTGGAAGATATAAACATGCTTCAACAAAAGAGTGGTCTTCACCTTTTCTTATCATCTCTTTAGAAAAACGTTCTCCCGATATTATCCCTAAAGAATCTATTATTAAGGTTTTACCTGCACCAGTCTCTCCTGTTAATATATTTAGTCCATTATTTAAATTAATACTTAAATCATCTATTATTCCTATATTTTTAATATGTAATGTACTTATCATTTTATTTTCTCCTTCAAGAACTTTTGTTCGTAATTATTGTATAAATAAAAAAACTCTTTGTCAAGAGTTTTTTATATAAAAAAGAAAAAATGTAGGTTTTCCTACATTTTTAAGTTGGAAAAAAACTACATTTTTATTTTCTCATAAACAATAAACAAAACATCATAAACATATTGGGCAGGGTCAGAGCCCTGCCCCTACAATTAAATTCAGTTTTCACAGCTTACAGTCCTACATAAAGTGCCAAGCGTGAACCAAAGAGGTAACCAGTAAGGGTCGGATTTTTGCCGAGAAGAAAGCTAGGAGAATTGCTGAGACTGCAACTGCCACCTCGATAAACTCGAAGGTCGGTGTTGGTCGCCTCTTGTGTCCATTCCCAAGCATTTCCTTCTAAATCATATATATTTGACGCTATATCATTATATTCTGTACTTCCTGTATATACTGTTGAATAATTTGTTCCTCCTGTATAATATGGCATACTTGTAAATTCAGTACTTGTATGCCCTACATTTGTTTTTGCTGTTACATGGCTTGCATCTGGTCCTGTTAATATGAATTTTAACATTGCATCATATTGACATCCCCATATCATTTCTGATATTACTCCTGTTGTTGAATATGTTAATGCTTTTTCATATAGTCCCCACCACATATTTGCACTTGAAGCTGATGCACTCGCTGGTGTTGCTCCTGCTACACTTTCTGCTTTTCCACTTGTTGCATTTATACTCATTTCGTATCTTCCTACGTAAAACCCTTTATACTTTGCTACACTATTTACCATTTTATTAAAACTCTCTTGGTAATAATTTGCATTCCATTCTATTGTTGTAAATCTGTCTGCTTTATCTGATTGATCAACACCACTACTATTTGTTCCTGTTAAATTTGCTGGCTCTCTAATACTTGTTGTACTTACACCATAGCTTGTTTTTTCTGTTGCACCTGTACTAGTAAAATTATATAGCACACCTTCATAATTTACATCTGAACCATCTTGTAATCTTGCAAAACTATTTATTTCTGCTACTGGTATCCATACAAATTCATTTCCGTTACTTACTCCATTACTATCTACTGAATCTGTTATTACTAACCCTTTTTTTACTTCTGCCGCTAAATCGGCTCCATCCCAACTTGATGTTGCTGTATTAATTGGTATAAATCCTGCTGGTATTACAGGGTTATTTGCTGAATACTCTTGTCCATTTATTGTACTTAAGCTTGTAGTCTTTGTTCCTACTTCTGCATCTCCTATTGTTGCTCCAGAACCACCAAGATTATCTAGAAAGTTTAAGTAGCCTCCTAATGTATCTTGTTCATTTTGTACTGCTTGGTTATATTTTACTGCTGCATTATTTGCGTGGCTTAATATGTTTTCATTTTGTATTGCAGCTATTGCCACTGCTGCTAATATTAATAATACTACTATTGTTATTACCAATGCTATCAAAGTGATACCTTTATTTTGTCGATTGTAAAAATAATTTTTCATTTTAAAACTCCTTTTCTAATTTATTCAAACCTATTCTCTGAAACTAGCAAATCGGCTGGTTTCTTCTTTTTTGGTTTGTACAAAACTTTTTTGTTTTGCATTAATTCATTTTTTTCTATTTTATGATGTACTAATTCGTGCCATCTAGTAATTCTTATTCAATTGTTGTAAATTCGTGTCACTTTTTATCTATAATAGACACGCAATACACATATAATAGACATACCATTAATTTTTCATCATCAGGCATGTCCTACCAAAATTCCGCTGTGGGATAATATACTGCCGTTCGCTCTTTTGATAGTATTGTCGATATATATATATATATATACTGTCGCAAGGCTTCTAGCGTTTTTTGTACTCTCATATCTCATCCTCCTCTTTTGTTCATAAACTTATCTGGCTACATTATATACTTATTTCCGTAAAAAAATCAATACTTTTTTTGTATTTTTTTCGGATTTTTCCGTCACATTTTTTAGGTCATAATTCCATCAATGTTTATCTTTTTTCTTTGCTTTCTTTTCCTTGCACAAATAGGGCATCCTGTACCTCTTTTTCTATCATTTACTCTTGCTTCCCATCTATGACCTTTTACGCATATCCACCAAACTTTTTTATTACTTCCTATTCCAACTTCCGTAGGTTTTAACGGATTTTGCCATTCATCCCATTCTGCTGCTAAATCTGGTCTTAATGTTTTTAGGTCATTTATTCCTGGAACTATTAATCTATTAGAACATACAGGGCATCCATGTCCTTTATTAGCTCTATCATTTATTTTTCCCTGGAATTCATGTCCTTTATCACATTTCCACCATACTTTTTTATTACACCCTTTTGTCACTTGCGTTGGTTTCAAATCTCCATTTTTCTCATAATTCCATTGTGCAGCTAATTGTGGATCCAATGTTTTTAAATCATTGTAATTTTCTAAAATAATTCTATTAGAACATATTGGACATCCATTTCCGTTAGTAGTTCTAGACGCAATTGAAGCTTGCCATCTATGCCCTTTTGAACATCTCCACCATACTTTATTTCTGCTACTTCCTACCGAAAAGTGTTCTGGTCTTAAAGGCTTGTTTTTGGTGTAATCCCATTGTTTTGCAATGTCTGGTCTTAATGTTAACAAATTTTTATCTTTTACTTTATTCATCTCTTACCTTCTTTACGACTTTTCCGATATTATATATCTTTTCTTTTTCTTTTTCAATTTTTATATAAAAAAAAATAATATTTTTATTAAAATAAATAAAATATATAAACTCTAAAAATCTTGTAAAATCCCAGTATTTAAGCTAAAATACAAAGAAATGTAAGGAGGTAGATGTAGTATGGTATATAAATATGGTATGAAATTAAGAGGAGTTGGTATTGGATGTCAACCATCAAACTTTTTAAAATTTGAAGATGTAAATAAATCTGAAACTGGTTTTTGGTCTTATATATACTATGACCATTCTCTATCAGATGAAGAAATTAACAAATATGACTTAAAATTTATTTCTGCTACTTAAAATAAATAATTGGAGGTGATATATATGATTAACTCTGATAAAAAAAATATCTGTCCTAGGTGCAAGCAAATTATATCCGAATATCCTGCATTATCACGCAAGGACAATGTTACTTATATTTGTAGTGATTGTGGTGTTGCGGAAGCACTAGAAATATTTTTCAACAATTTAAAACAAACAGAGCAAGGACATTAATCCTTGCTTTTTATATTATCTTTCTATAAACACTTGTTTTTTTATATTATTTAAGCTACAATACCAAAAATCAAAAAGGAGGTTACTATTATGAGAGCATCAATAACTTTGGATGATGGATTCGTTTTAGATCCTGTAACACAAGATATTGTTGTTTATATAATCAATTACTCTAGAATCGAATTTGTCAATTCTCTAGAGTCAAAAAAATACTCAGATTCACTTTCTTCTTCTGAAATGGATTCTATCAGAAATATATTTCAATATGAACGCACAAACAAAAACGCTGCCGAATTATATTGGAAACTTGATATCTCTACAAGAAAACATTTAATTGAATTAGCGATTCCTATTTTAGAACTATAATTTTATTTATTGCTTAAATGCACAAAGCAGGGACTCCAGATTTAATCCCTGCTTTGCTTTTTAAATTTTTCTTTTAACTTCTTCTGCAATTGATGTTAACATTATTCTAGTCGAAGGCTTTTTACTCTCATATAACTTATTGTTCAAAAATTCTGCAATTCTATCTTTTTCTTTATTCCAAGCTATATTTATTGCATTTATTATTGACCTTTCTACTTTATGTACTGATTGATTATTTTCCTCTGCAACAATTGGATACAATTTCTTTCTAAAATCAACTTGCATATATGGCTTTTTTAGTAAAATTTCAACACATTGTTTTATATATCTATAACCTAATAAATTTGGATATATTTCTAGTTTGTATAAAATATTTTTTATTTCTTGCTCTACCAATTTACCATCTGGTTCTTGAATTCCTTTATATATTTCTATGATTCTTGCTTCTATAATATCTAATTCTATTGGTTTTGTCATATAATAATTTACGCCTTTATTGAAAATATCAAATTTTATATTATCATGCATAATTGCAGATATGATTATTATTCCTGGTCTTTTTTTCATTTTTCCGTTTTTTATTAATTCTTCTATTTTTTCTAAAACCCCTATTCCATCAATTTTGGGCATAATTATATCAATCACTAGAATATCAAATTCATTTTCTTCTAACGCTTCAATTACCGAATTACCATCTTCACAAATTTTTGTTACATATATTTCTTTATTTGCAGATAGATAATTTGCCAGGTTATTTGCTAATTGAACATTATCGTCTGCAATACATACTTTTATTGGCCCGCTCATATACCCTCCCCATTCTTTTTTTATAATGGTATCACTTATTTCCATTTTTTTCAAATGTTTGTTTTTACTCTCCTTTTATTTATTCTCCTTTTGCTCTATACTTCCTTGCATCCTATCAATTTCTTCTTGTATTAATTTTTTTCTGATTTGTATATCTTTTCTTACCTGCTTTATACTTTTCAAACTTGCAATTGCATCCAGTACATCTATAAATTGTGCAAAATCTGCAATTTGAATTTCTTTAATTTCTATTTCTTTTTGGTTATTACCATTTTGTTTATTAATCATTTTTTTATTTTCCTACCTTTCCACTTTCACTATAATTGAAAGTAATTTTTAAAAAAAATGTAATACAATAGTTCAATAAGTGAGGTGTTTTATTTATGAGCTCTAAACACGCAAAGAGATTACAGACGATAGCCTCTAACATTTCTGCAATTCGTAAATCTAAAAATCTTTCTCAAGAAGATTTAGCAATAAAAGCATCTATTAGTTACAGCTACTTAACAAAAATAGAAGCTCCAAATTGCACCGCTACCTTCTCTATAGAAACATTTTTTGATTTAGCAGATGCTTTAGAGGTTGATCCTAAAGAATTATTATAAAAAGACTTTCAGCTACTAATTGGAAGTCTTTTTATAATTTCCGATATTTCCGATTGTATCATAAATTATTTAAATTAGTCAATTTTTGTCTGTGTTCTCCGAGTTTTCCGTAACCTGAATTCTCCGATTTTGTTATACTTTTCATTAATAATGGACATATTATTAATGAAAGGAGATTCGGCAAATGCAACTTAGAGAAGCAATCAAAGAGCGTATTGAACAACTTGCAAAAATAAACAATATAACTGAATATACCTTGGCTATTCGTGCTGGTGTGCCACCATCAACTCTAAATGATTTTTCTCGTGGGAAAGTTGTTTTACCGAAAATTGACACAATTTTGCACATTTGCGAAGGTGTAAATATTTAATTAAAAGATTTCTTTGATGATCCTGTTTTTAAAAATGTAGAATTTGATAGAAAATAAATTATTAAAAAGCAATAAGGCTTTAATCCCTTATTGCTTAATTATTTTGCGTATACTTGCTTTTTCTATGCTTTCGAACAATGCTTTCTTTAGTGCTGTTCTTCCTATTCCAAAGTCTTTATATCCTTGTTCTATTATATTGTAGTACATTTGATTTGGTGGTGCTATCCCTTTATAATTCATCACATATACCATTCCTATCATTTCCTGGTTATCTACTTCTACTTTTACATATTCTTTTCTGTATAGTCTAGGGTAGCCTTCATATATGTCTAGTGATTTTTCACATTCTTCTGTTATTTCCCATAAGGCTACTGGCACTTTTTTTCCTTTACATTTTATTATATTTGCTACCCCTCTGAATTCTAATTTGTAATCTTCTAGTATATATTTTCCTATTGGCTTTGCGTTAGGACATCTCCTTTTCATTTGCTCTACATTCATATTACTTCCATATGCTACATAAATTTGCGTTTTCATTTTACTGGTACCTCCTCTATTCTATTTTTTTTATATTTAGGATTATCTGCTCCATATCTCCATGCTGCTGAGCCATCAAGATGTTTATATAGATGTTCTCTGTAATTTTTATATTCTTCTCCTATGAATCCTATTCTATTTAAGTATACTCTCATTGCGAATTTTTCATTTTCCTCTTGTGTTTTTTTACATGATGCTTTTTTCTGTGTTAGAGCTTGATTGTTTATTGCTAGTGCTAGTAGTATATATGCTTTTATTTTTCCTGCGTGTAATGTTGAATTGAATCCTCTTAATTCTATTGTATGATTTCTTTCGAAGTAGCTATGTAGATTTAAGAAGTGGTATCTGCTTCTATCATAGTGTGTATGTGACCCTGCATTTCTTTCGTTGTACCAGATATCTTTTATTTTCTGAATTGTTTTTGGCTTTCTTCTTTGAATTTCAGTTATTAGTCTTTGATCCATCTTTTTACAGTATGTCATTCTTGCAGGTTCAATTTGTAGTGCTTTGTATAATAAGTCATTTTTACTTGCTATTATATTTATGAAGTTCTTTATACTTTGTACTGTATGATTCCCACCATTTAAGTGTATGTGTATTCCACACGATGAGTTCGTTTTGCCTCCTGCTGCTCTTAATGCTCTTGCTAATAATTGTACTGTGTCTATATCCGCTTCTGTTAATATTGGACTTACTACTTCTACCGAATATTCATTGTTTGTTGTATACCCTCTTGATGTTTCTTTTCTTATGCTTGCATCGTTCATTACTTTCCATGTTCTACCATCATCAGCATATATTTTTCTTGTGCTATATGAATCATAGGTTTTCTCTATTCTTCCTCCTACTATTGTTTTTATAGCATCTGCTGCCTTATCTTTTGTTATACCAGTTAATTCGATTTCTATTCCGAATACCCCTGTTAACATAACACTCACCTCCTAATTAAACAATACCACACTTTCCTTGATATAGCTAGCTTTTACGCAAACTAAAGAAACATTATTTCGTTTCAAACACTTGACTTTTTCTTAATAGTATGCTTCATTTTTTGGGCATAAAAAAAGAGGATAACATCGTTATGATATTATCCTTTTAGCTTATTTTAAATATACATTTGCCATGTATCCTGACTTTCCATTTACTATTACAGCATCCCATTTATATCCATCTGCAGTTGCAACATTTTCTGCTGTTACTATTACTCTTGTTCCCTTTGGATATGCACCAATATTACTTGATGTTTTAGTTGCTTTGCTTCTTAAAATCAATCCACTATTGGCTGTAACTACTTTTGTTTTTTTATTTGAATTTGGAATTATGAATACTTGTCCTGGTCTTATTAAGTTTTTATCGCTTCCTATAGTTTCTCTATTAATTGTATATATTTCATCAACTGTTTTTCCAAACTTTTTAGCAATCTTTGTTAGATTATCTCCTGGTACTACTGTATATGTTACAACATTTTTATCTGCAGTTGTTGGTTTACTATTAGTAGTTATGTTTTCTGGAGTTTTATTTCCATTCATGCAAGAATCGTATTGTGTTAAATTATATTCTTTCACAATACTCATGACATTTTTTATGTATGTAGGACTAGTTGCATATCCTCCATTTTTTATTGCTGTGATACATTTTTCTGCATCTTTTTCATTTACTGCTCCTGCATATCTACTTAATCCTGTAATCAAATCATAGTAATCTGCTACTGATTCTGCTACTGAATCATATGCTCTAAAGCAAGCACTAATATTTGTATAAGTGCTTCCATCATAACATTCTGATGTTTGTGCATTAAACACTTTTCCCTTCCAAGAATTTGTTGCTTTTATACCAAAATATGCATTAGCTTTTGTCATTAATTTTGATGTTCCCCATCCTGTTTCTAATGCTGCTTGTGCTATACATATACTTGGTAATACTTTTTTACTTCTTTTATTACATTCAGCTATTGCCAAAGGTGCTAATTTATTTATAAAATTTTTAACTTGTGTTGCTGTTGCCATGTCATTCCCTCCTATTATTTTATTAGGAGAGGATCAACCTTTTTTCTTTTTCTGTTTTTGCTATTTCTGAAATCTGTTATATAATTCCTTTAATGTATCAAAGCCATACATTGACACATATGCAACAATAAATGATGCAATAAATGCCGCAAAAATTCCATACCAAGTTGTTGTAATTTGTGAATATGCAGTATAAGCCACATATCCAATTGTACATACAATAATTGATACAATTATTACAACTAATTGAGTTGGAACTTTTTTCAATGGCTCTGTGTTTTTTATTACTTCTATAATTACTGAAACTATAAAAGCTAATCCACCTACTAATGCTACAACTTTTGGTGCATTTGCAATTAACATATCCATATACTTTCCACCTCCTTATAGGTTTTCTATTCCTGTTTTTTCTATAAAATCTTCTCCATAATTCTTTTTTATCTTAATTATATTTTCTGCCTTTGCTTTCCAAGAATACAATCCCCATATAGCTACCATCATTGTACTAGTTGCTGGTATGCTATAACATAGCACTGTAGCATCCTGCGTTTTATAAGTATGCCACATTGAGAAAACACTTTCTGCAATGCTTAATATCGTAAAAATACTAGCTAATATAAATGTTCCTACTTTTGAATATGATAATTTCTTTTCTTTCATAATGTTCCTCCTAAATGGCTAGCCTTTATCAGATAATCATCTATATTCTTTATAGCTTCTGTTACTGGTCCATTACATCCTTGTTCTTTTAATCCTTTTAAGCATGCTTGTAAACTTTTTATTATGAGAATATTTTCCTTCTTGTTGATTTCATTATCTATATTTAATTCCTTTATTTTTAATTCGCCTTTTAAAACTCTATTTTCTAGGTTTTCAAATCTATCTAATATTACTTTTTTGTAAACCTTATATATTGCTACTGCAGGTGTAATTATTGCTGCAAGGATAGTTAATGCTCCTACTATATCGTTTATTGTTATAGTACCCATTATTCATCCTCCTCTGTTTCATATATTTCTTCATAAAGTTCTTTCTCATCATACATTTGAATATCTTCAATTGCTACCATTAAGCTAGTAATTTTATAATCTTCTGGATAATTGGGATTCATTACTGATATTTTTTCTCCATCTTTTCTAACCAAGTACTTTCCTCTATCTGCTCTTATCATTGCATTTTTTCCAAATTTCCTTATTTGCATATTATTATACTTCCTCCTTTTCATCTGGATCTTTTCCAAACATATATATCAAATTTTGATGTTGGTCTTTTGCTTCAAGCAAATAGTTTCTCATATTCCACCAATCAAAATCATATAAGTATGTTACTGTATTTACCCTCTCAAATTCTTTCATTTCAACTTCATTTGGATTACTGTAATCTGTAACAATAACTTTAGTTTCTTTAGTTTCGCTAGTCCATGCACTTCCTAATACATATAAACCTTTTGCAATCCTTGTTCCTCCTCTGTAATCACATTCTTCTTGACTTGAAGAACTAGCATCACATTTTATTTTCAACACTTTTCTAGCTCTTGTATCATAATCTCCCATTGTTCCATCTAATTCTCCATGTTGAATTTCTCTAGGAACAAGATAGAAACCTCCATCAAATTCTATAATGTTCATTGAAAATGTTGTAAAATTTCCCATAGTGCTTTCGGTATCTCTTATGTGATATTGAGTTGCTATTTCTGTTGTTGGGCAATATACTACAACTCTGTTATTGTATCCTCCATTTTCACTTCCTGGGTCAGTACAATAATCAACTCTGTCATCTTCTGCAAAAATAACATAAGCCCCATTCACTTTATAACATTTTAAGTGTTCTGGATATTCAAATGGATCTATCGCTACATTAGTAAGTACTTCTCTAATAGTGTTTAAGTATTTATCTCCCACATACATTGTTCCATTAGATGTTATTATGAATAGGTAATTATCCTTTTCAACAACTCTCGTAAAATATGCATATGTAGTTGACTCCATTGCAGGAAAGAACACAAAACTTCCTCCCTTATAATATCCTCTGCCTACAAATAAAATTTGATTATAGTATGCTGATGGATATCCTCTTTCAGACCTTTCAGTACCACTATATTGTGCTATTATTTCTAATTCTCCATTTATATACCTACAAACAATATAATTTGTAGTTGAGCCATAAGTAGTTTCAAATAATAACTCATTTTTTCCTGTTTCCTCATTTACCTTTGAAATTGTATATGAGCCTTGTATTACAGCTGTTCCAGTATATATTTTATCCATTGTTTTAGTTGTAGGATTCCATCCATACAACGAATTGCTTAAAGATATAATAAAATTATCTACTGGATATCTAGTATCTCCATAAATGCTTTGGAAACAAGCACCATTTACTGATGTTTCTGAATGATATGAATTTGCAGAATTTTGCCATACTACACTTTGTGTTTGTAAATCTATTAAATATGTTCCGTTAGAATATGGACAATATAAGTAATGGTCATCATCTAACATGATTCTACTACATGAGTTATAGTATGTAGAATTTGACAATGTAACACTTACTTTTTTTATAGAATAATCATTCAAATTCACAAAAGTTTGCTGCGTTTGACCTGTTATCCACATTATTCCATTTTTGAATACTTTAGGAGTATTACCTGTGTATACTGCAAGTTCTGCAAGTAAGTTAAAGTTTTTATCGTATATTTTGGTTACATCTGTAAAAATTAATACTGCATTTTGATTATATTCTACTATAATTGGTGTTGCTGCAAATTCAATATATTTACCATTCTGTCTATTGTAGATAGTACACCCTTCTGTTGAACTCTGCCTATATGATGTACTAAACAAAACATAATCTGCATGTGGAACTGCACCTGTCATCTGCGTAGAAGTATATATATATGATCCACCTTTATTTACTTTATGGTACATCATTCGATTTTCTTTTCCTATTTTGTTTATTACAACACTTGTTTCTATATTATTAATTTTATCTGCATAACTTCTGAATGTATCTGTTTCATTTACTGTAATTCCTTTATTCCTAATTGCTTCTTTTATTGCTAACTTTGTATCACTTATATAGGCTAATTTATTTTCTAAATTTGACATTATACTACCTCCCCATTGATTTCATCTGCCAATTGGCACATATTTTCTATTCTTGTTTCTAGTTCATCTATCTGTTGTTTCAAAGCACTATTTTTAGATGCCAATTCTAATAGTACAGATTCTTCAAATTCTGTTGGTGTTATACCAGTTAATTTTTCTTTTATAATAACATTTTCTTGATTATCATTTATCGATAGAACTTCTCCATTTGCCCCTATTAAAACTATGGACAATTTTATTTCTCCTGGTACAGATGTTATTTCATTTGTTACTAACAACTCTGCTTTTCTATCTTTTATTTCTAATGGATATTCTAATATCGTACCTGAATAATGTTTTATTTTTATGATTGCATTTTGCCATTCCTCTACATCATCTTTAAAATCAAATATTAGTAAGTTACTCTTATTATCATCCTGTACCATCTTTATTTGCTGTTTAGCTTTAAAAATATCATTTTGAAAATCAACTTGTAGTTCATGTTTTCTTATTATCATTTCCTCCATTTTTTTCTCCTTTCTACTCTGTGATGTTAGTATCTTCTACATTTAATTTTATATCATTCACATAAATATCTCCTGCTATATCTAATGCTCCTCGTTCTGCAATTTTATTTATTCCTATCATTCCATTTCTTAAAGACAACAAAGGTGCTTCATTCTCATCGAAAAAGAAATCCACACCATCTTCATTTATGTTCATTGATATTTTATTTAACTTTAACAATTCTGATATTGATATACTTTTTGCCTGTATATCTCCTGTATCCAAATTTATTTTAAAGTAATCATTTATTGCTTTTAAGATTCCACTAGTTATAATGTTGGCAGATATTTCTCCTTTTACATCATCTGTAGTAATATCTCCTTCTATCATGCTTATTGGAATTTTACCTGTTAACATTTCTGTTGATATTTTTCCTGTTAGCATACTGGCATCTATCGTTCCCTCTAACATCTCTGTTGATATTTTTCCTGTTAGCATACCAGCTGCTATTGTTCCTGTTAACATTTCTGTTGATATTTTTCCTGTTAGCACACTAGCTTCTATCGTTCCCTCTAACATCTCTGTTGATATTTTTCCTGTTAGCATACTAGTTGCTATTGTTCCCTTTAGCATTTCTGTTGATATTGTACCTACTAGCATATTGGTTGCTATTGTTCCTATTAACATTTCTGTTGATATTGTACCTGCTAGCATACTAGTTGCTATTGTTCCTGCTAACATTTCAGTTGTTATTTTTCCATCTCTTACTATATCTGCATTTATTTTTCCTTTTGTCATAACTACTGTATATGGTCCATTTATTCCTGTTTTGCTATATGCTAATCCTGTCTTATCCCATCTCCACACTTCTATTGCTGTTGCTACATCATCGGTATCCATTATATATAATTCTTTATTTGTTTTTACTATATTTCCTGACAAAGCATTTTCCACTTGTTCTGAAACGATGTCTGATGATGTTTTATTTGCTAATTCTAACAAATTTGGAAGTGTTACCTCTTTTAAAGTGGAATTTGAAGATATTGATTGAGACACATAATTTGTTTTTACTGCTCCCATTTCAAATTTAGTATATTTGTTTCTTAATACATCATAAGTAGTTTTATAAACTCTTTGTGACACATCTACATTCAGATATGGTATATATAAAGAAACCTTATCTCCTATACTTAAGGATTCAAGATTTTTATATTGTTTATATTCTTCTGTAGTTCCCAGCTCAACAAAATCTACTGTAGTTGTTATACTTGGTAAATCTATGCCATTTGCAAATTCTTTTCTTGCCTTTGTTCTTAACGCAGTATAAGCTTCTGCCAGAGTCAAATACCCATCATCTTCATCTTCGCTTTCTTTTATAAACACATCAGAGTATTCTATTATTTTTATAATTGGATGTGGATACAAATTTATCTTTGGACTATCTACATATAGTTCTGGTAATAATAATGCATCAAATCCCTTTGGCATAATTCTGGTTGCAATATTTGTTCTATCTACTTTGTATTCTACACCAGTTAAGTTTTTTGAATACCTAATTTGCATTCCACTTTCTTTTCCTCTTTGTTGTAGCATATTTATATTAAAATTATCTCGTTCTATTTCTCCGCCCCATCTACTAACAAAAGAATTTGATTCTTCTCCTAATAGTGCCTCTACTACATTTCTTCTTACTATTCTTGCAGTAGATATATTTTTTATATCACTTGTACCTTGAAAATTATGAGCAAATTGTGTATGTCCTAATATGTAAGTAATAGCTTGTCCTCCTGTTAATTGTCTTGGATAAATATCTTCAAGCAAATTGTCACTTAAATCGTAAAAGATATGTGTTGCATATACGGTTATTTCTTTTAAATATTTAGTTACTGTTTGAATTCTAAAGGCTTGCCTTTCTCCATATCCTATTTCAGTCATTATTATATTGCCTTCTACTAACTGCGTATACAGATACGCTCCAACTGGATATTTTATCTGCAATGATAGTTCTCCATTTAGAGTTTCATTCACTTCTGCAGATATGCAATCCCTTAATATACCCAAACCATTATTTTTAAAATTTTCACAAAATGAATCGTGTAGTGTTATCATATTCCACCTTCTTGTTATAAATACATTTTTCTATATTTTATCTCTAATTCAGAATATTCTCCGAATATACTTATTGTATTTCTTCCTGGAACTAATGAAAAAAATGCACCATATACCTTGTCGTTTTCACTTTTTTCCCCTTTATATGCAATTTGAAGTTCACAGTCTAATTCAACATATTCATCTGGTTTTATTATCATTGTATTTCCATTTATCGTTAAATCAATTTCTCCACTTCCTGCTATTTTTATATATGGATACATATTAGCAGTTGCTTCATCTATTACAAATGTATGTGCGACTCCTGTTTTATACTTTTTTACAAAAATTTCTTTGCTATACGCAAATGGTTGTAATTCTAATTGTATGATGAATTCCCTTACAATTCTAAACACTCTTGCTAACGGAATAGAATTTACGATTCTTGCATTGTAATATTTATCTTCTTCATCGCTAAAAGTAATTGTTCCACTTGGCTCTAGCCATTTGGTTATTTTTCTTGGATCATACCCAGGTTTTAAATAACATTGTAATGATATCGTTATAGAATCATATGCACCTTCATCTACAGTTAATGTTCCATTTCTTCCTGGTACAGTTATCTTTTCTATTCTTCTGTTAGGGCGAGTTATAGGGGGTAAAGACTTAAGTATTACCCCCATTTTTCTTGAATCTATTTCATTATAAATAAAATACGCCACTATGCAGTACCTCCTTTTGCTACTACTAATCTTTGTCTATAAAATTCTATTTCTTCTACTAATTTTTCAACATCTTGTTCCCTTTGATTATTAAAATTCTCAATGTGTAATGTAAAATTACTATTATTTGTTGTGTTATTATTTGTTGTTCCATTTCCTCCTGTACCGCTGCTCTTGTTATTTAGTGTTTTCAATCCTATATCAATATTGGATGTAAGGTCTGGTGCAGATATTACTGATTTCATCTTTTCTTTTAGTGCTTTAGATTTATTGTCAATTCCATCAATAAATCCTAATATCATATTCTCTCCCCATTCAATAATGTGTCGACCTTCTCCTTCTTCTGCAGGTGAATGGAATCCCAAGAATTTTGCAACAGAATTAACCACATTTGATACTGCATTTTTTACTGAATTTATCATTGATTTTATTCCATCAATAAATCCTTTTATTAGATTTTTTCCCCAATTCTTTGCTGAATTTATTATTTCATTGAATTTATTAAATACCGCATTCTTTATTTCTGTAACTTTATTTTTTACGCCAGATATTATATTATTCCATGCATTTACTGTACTATTTTTAACATTTTTCCATGCATTTGATACCGAATTTACTATTGGTGTCATTTTATTAGTTATTGAGTTTTTAACATTATTCCAAGCATTTGATGTATTAGTTTTGATATTATTCCATGTATTTGTTGTTGAATTTTTTATTTCATTCCATTTTCCACTTACTGTTGTTTTTATATTATTTGTAGTTGTACTTATAGAATTTTTCACATTATTCCAAGCATTTGATGTATTGGTTTTTATATTATTCCATGCATTTGTTGTTGAATTTTTTATTTCATTCCATTTTCCACTTACTGCTGTTTTTACATTATTAGTTATCTCTACTGTTTTTTGACTTATATTATTCCATGTGTTTGCAGTAGTTGTTTTTATATTATTCCAAGTATTTGTGGTAGCTGTTTTTATTTCATTATATTTCTGTGATACACTATTTCTAATATTATTCCATGTTTCTGATGTGTTTGTTTTGATTTCAGTCCATTTAGATGAAATGAAATTAGTCATATCTTCATAATAGTAATTATGGTTATACATCCACTCATGAGCTCCAACAACACCATTCTTAATATTATTCCATGTTTCCGATGTTTTTGTTTTTAGTTCTGTCCATTTATTTGATATACCATCTTTTATATTGGTTACTAAATTACTTGTAGTATTCTTCACATTATTCCATGCATTCGATGTGCCTTGCTTAACATTTTCCCATGTGTTTCCGATGCTTTCTTTTACTTGGTTTACCTTTTCTGAACAAGTTTGTTTTATATTATTCCAAGTATCAGAAATTCCTGTCTTAATATTTCCCCATATTTGACTTCCATTTTCTTTTATTGCATTCCAGCCTTTGCTCCAAGATTCTTTTATGTTTTTTATTCCATCGCCAAACCATTTTGTGATTTTATTCCATCCTTCTGATATAACTTTTCCTATATTTGAAACAGTATCTCCTATATTTACTATTGCATTTATAAAATCTGCAATCCATTTTATTATCGTTGATAATACTGTAATTATTGGTTTTAATGCTACTGCTACTATATTTATCAATAATTCTATTACAGGTGTAAGTGCTTGGATCAGTACAGATAATATATTAATTATTGGTCTTAATGCCTCTATTACTATTTTTAGTAATAATTCTATTACAGGTGAAAGTGCTTCTATAAGAACACCAATGACATCTATTATTGGTTTTAAAGCTTCAAATAATACTTGAATTAAATGTACTACTGGTTTTAGTGCTTCTAAAACTACACCTAATATATCCATCAGTACCATAATTACATCGACTAGTACATTTCCTATTACTTCTATTATTGGTTGTATTGCTTCCCACAGTTCTGCTAATAATTCCATAACCATATTAAGTATTGGTTGCAATATATCCCACAATTTTTGTGCTACTTGCATAATTTTTTCAATTGCTGCGTGTACTTTTTCTTTAAAATCATCATTAGTTTTATATAAATGAACTAATGCCGCTACTAAAGCTGCAATTCCTGCAATTGTTAATCCTACTGGTCCTGTGATAGCACTCATTACCGAAGAAAATATTTTGGCTATTCCACCTGCTTTTCCTATTGCTGTTGATAGTTTTCCTGCTACCGTAACTATACTACCAATTGAACTAACAACTTTTCCTACCACAGTTAATGATGGTCCTAGTGCTGCAATAAAAGCAATAAATGCAAGTTTACTTTTTTTAGCTTCTTCATCTAGATTTTTAAAGTTTGTTGCCCATTCTTTTATACTAGCTACCAATGGTTTTACCATTTCTACCAAATCTATTATCACAGGTAACAAAGCTTGTCCTAGTTCTATTGCAACATCTTTTAGAGAATTTTTCAAAATAGCTAACTGACTTTCTGTCGTTGCATATCTCTGTCCTGCCTCTTTTGAAAGTGCATTGTTTTCATTCCATGAATTATTTGCCATGTCAATTGCACCAGTCATTAAGCCTTCTGCATTTGCTAATGATAATATTGTGTTTGATAGTCTTACTTCTGTTAGACCCATTTCTTCTAATATTACTATTGCAGATTTTCCATTTCTTTCTGTATCATTTAGCCCTTCTATAAAAGCAGACAAAGCTCCTACAGAATCTTCTTGAAATGCTTTTTTAAATTCTGTTGCAGTCATTCCTGCTACAGAAGCAAAGTCATTTAATTCTGAATTTCCTGTTTCTACTGCAACTTGTATTTGTTTCAACAGTTTACTCATTGCAGATCCACCTGCTTGTGCCTCTATTCCTACTGAACTCATAGATGTTGCAAGTGCCATTATCTGTGGCTCTGTCAGCCCAGCTAATTCTCCTGTTGCTGCAAGTCTAGTTGCCATTTCTACTATATCTGCTTCTGTTGTAGCAAAATTATTTCCAAGTGCAACTATTACAGACCCTAAATTCCTATAATTATTTGCACTCATATTTGTTATATTTGCAAATTTCGCAAGTGCTGTTGCCGCCTCTGTAGATGATAAGTTTGTAGATTCTCCGTAAGTCAATCATTACTCTTGTAAATTCTAGGATATCTTCTGTCTTTATTCCTAATTGTCCAGCCGCTTCTGCTACACCTGCTATCTCTGTAGCACTAGCAGGCAACTCTGTAGACATTTGTCTTATCCCTTTTTCTAATTCTGCAAATTCTTCCTCTGTTGCTTCTACTGTCTTTTTAACACCTGCAAATGCACTTTCAAAATCTATTGCTGCCTTGGTTGAAGCAGTTCCTACCGCTAATATTGGTCCTGTTACATATCTGGTTAATGTTCTCCCAACGCTTGATATTGTATTTCCTACTGTTTTTATTTTTGTTCCTACATTTGTTAATGTAGTTCCTAATGCTTTCCACTCGGCTACATGACCTTTTATATCTGCATTTAATTCCTCTAGTTCTCTTTCCATATCATTTAATGTAGCTGTTGCATTATTTAACTGTACTTTTAGTCTTTGAGTTGCAGTTGCATCTTCTCCTTTTGCTTGGACAGATGCTTCATACTGTCTTTGTAATAATTCTACTTTTGCTCTTTGATTCGTTATTGTTTCACTTAAGTTTTGTGCTTTTATTCTTAGGCTCTCTGTGGTATTTCCAAAATTCGACATAGTAGACCTTGACAAATTTAGTTCAGACTTTAATGTTTTTAAATTATTATTGACCTTTGTTATTCCTTCTTTAAGTCCACTAGAATCAAATGCTATTTCTATACCCAACCTTGCCAAAGTATCTTCTAATGCCATATTTAAAATTCACCCCTAATTGAATATTTCATCAATATACCCTAGTGAATCTTCCTCATCTTTAACTCCCTTTTCCACCTGTTGTGAATATTTATAATGTAAATCTGCTAATATACACAACTTTTTAGGTGTCATTTTCCAAAAATCTCTTTCTGGAATATTCAATATTTTTACGCCTAAATAATAGAGCCAACCGCCAATCCCAGTTTTCGTTTTCTGGCGAATATGCATTTGACTCTTTTAATCGTTTTTTTCTTCTATTTCTTCTTCATCTAACTCTGGTAATGAATTTTCAGCTGTTCTATTTAATTTTTCTGTTATTTCTACAAGATTGTCCATATTTATCATTTTTCCAACTTTTACTAAAGTTAATTTTTCGTTTTGACTTTTCATTATAGCATATAAAATTGCTCTTATTGCTTTAAATGAACCTTTTTCCAAACCATCTAACGCCTCTGTTACATTTCCATATACATCTTCTAATTCTGCAAATGCATTCAGGTCTAGATTTATTTCATATTCTTTTCCTTCTAAAATTATTGTATTATTGTTCCCCTCTTTTAAGTCTTTAGCTTTTATCTTTTTTGTTGACATATTCATTTCCTCCTATTATTTAAATTTAAGGTGGAGTTTTCTCCACCCTTTGACTATGCTAAATCTGTGTCATCTCCAGGTGTTCCTTCATCTTCTTCTGGATTTCCATCTGTTTCAGTGTTCTCGCCACCTTCATCCGTACCTTCTGTGTTTCCTGTATCATCTGGATTTTCTGTATTTCCTGTATCATCTGGATTTTCTGTATTTCCTGTATCATCTGGATTTTCTGGATCAACTGGAGTATCTGGAATATCTGGATTCTCTGGTTCATCTGGATTTTCTACATTCCCGTTATCATCTGGATTTTCTTCATTTTCTTTTGGAACTTCTGGAACACTTACAAACCAATTAGCAAGTCTTTCCATATTTGCTCCTTCTGAATCTTCATCTTCCATTAATCTCCAATTTCCATCATTTCTGCCATAGAAGCTACCTTTTAAACTATTTGTTTTTGGGGTAGGTTTTTCTCCTATAGTTTCATACTCATCCTCTGTATGTTCAAATTTACCTTTTAGTAACCATACATATCTGTATTTCCCATTTGATTTTTTACTTCTAAAACCTAATGCTAATTCTGGTGCTAAATCATCTTTATTTTCAATTAGCATTCCATCTACAACTTTAGACCCTTGTAGTAATGCTCTAGAAGCTATTGTTAATTGATTTACTTCTATCTCCACATCACAAGAATCAAAATTATTTAAAATATCTTCTACTGAATCATCAGAATATAATTTTTCTGATGATGTTTTTGGAGATATTTTTGCTTTTATGCTTCTTTCTAATTTTACTGGTACTGCATATATTGTTCCAGTTTCATCATCTTTCGTAATTTTAGCTACTGTCAGCCTTTCTAATCCTATTTGTCTTGGCATTTCAAATTCCTCCTATTATTTTATTTTGTGAAGGAGTAGGAGGTTTTCTTGTTTTATTCTTCTGCTATATATTCTGGCAAATAACAACTGATTGCTTTATGATACATTCCTGTATCACTTTCATATAAGTCTTGACATGTTATTTCATAAAAGCCATTATTTTTTAACACTTTTATTACTTCATTTTTTAGTTCTGTGGGATCATCATCTGAAAAAATATCGACTTGAAAATCATGTCCTATTGCCTCATCAATATCTTCTGATGCTAAATCAGTCTTTTCTAACAATTCAAAATAAGTTATGTATTTTTTTTCATTTCCTGTATAAGTGTCAAATTCTACTGGATAACCTAATTCAGATAAAATTTTATATATAAATTCATGTGCATCCATCTTAATTCAATTCCCTTCCAATTTTATTTTTGAATATCTCAAGAGACTGTAATACTTTTGCTTTATAGGCTGGTCGCATAAAAGGTTTTTTTCCATAGTGCATACTTGACCATGGTCCACTTGATGCACCCCATTCAATAAACTTGGCATAGAAGAATGGTGAATTATCTCCTTTTGTAAATCCAACTATAACTCTTTTTTCCGTTCCAAGTTGCTCTACATCACTTATTTCTATATGATCTGCCATATGTCCATGTCCACTTGTACCACTTGGTGTTTTACTTCTTCTTGCTCTCCTTTTAGCATCTTCTTGAATTGGTTTTGCACATTCTTTTAAAGCACTATCAATTACCGCATTTACTCTGTTTGGCATTTGCTCTAACTTGGCATATAATTCTTCAAATCCATATAACCTAATATCTGTTCCTTGATTCTTCATATTCCTATTGCCTCACATCTTAATTTCAATTCTATATTTGCTTCATTAACATTTTCTATTGCTTTTAGATTATATGGTCTTTTATAAAATATCCTATACCTTTCAGTATCTGCCAATTGATTTTCTATCATCGAATTATATCTTATAGTTATTTCACAACTTTTTTTAGGATTGACTTTATTTGATTCTTCAACCTCATCAGTAATTCCTGTTTTTATATTTGCCCATACTTTTTTGTAATCTATCCATTCTTTTTTTACAATTCCTCTGCTGTTTTTACTTTCTTTATAATTTTGAATTATTATTCTTTTATTATATTGTCCTGTTCTTATCATTTCTTATCACTACTTTCTATATCATATCGTAGTTGTAGCAACAGATTTTCTATAGAATATGGAAGTGCTTTCTTATTACCAATCATAGACCTGTTTTCATACCAATGATTTACAAGTATTCCTTGACAAAGTTTAGCCTTTTCTGAACTTTTATCATATTCTTTTCCACATGCTGATTCTATATAACTGTCTGCTGTTTTTAGTAAAGTTCTGATTAATGCATCTTCCTCATCATTATCTATCCTGCAGAATATTTTTGCTTCTTCAAGAGTCATCATTGTAAACACCTCCTATACTATATAAAGCCTTAAAATGACACTTGTATTTATATTACTTATATTTTAAAACCCTTTAAATCGCATTTTAAGGCTTCATTTTTTCCTAACCTTCTGGATTTTCTTCTTTTTCTGCTACTGCTGCTGTTCCATCTGTAATTGTAAGCTCTCCATAGATATAGGCTTCATTATCTGTTTTTATAACATCATATCTTTCTAATATTCTGATAAGTGTTGCATTTTTTGTAAATCCTGCCTCTTTTGATTTTGCAATCTCATATCTTTCTCTTACAACAAATGTAATCGCTTCTTCAAGGTTTCCATAGAAAATTGGTGCTTTTCCATCTTTGCTTGGTAAATCATTGTTTGAATATACATCTATTGTTATTCCTTTAAACATTTTTTGTGTAGGATTTTTTGGATCTGGTTGTAATATTGGTCTACCATTTTCATCTACGGCATTATCCAATTCATCAAATCCATCTTGGTTTGTAACAATTACGCTTCCTGGAATTAATGCAGGATCTAAATCTTTATTTAATGATCTCTTTAATGCTTTCCAGTCTGCTAATGTTTTTGCTTCTTTATCTGCTAACATTACTGCTAAAATATCTGCATTTTCTGTTTTAACAGCTTTACGAGCAAACCATCTTCCAATATAACTCATTAATCCTGCTTGTTCATCTGCTAATAAGTAATTTGATACTGGTAAAATTGCACCTTTATTTTTAATGCTATATCCTTTTGTTTTGAATTTTGGTCCATCTTCTTGTGGAATTTCTTCCATTTCATCTATATCTTGTAATAAACTCATTGTGCTATTATTTTCATATACAAATGATCCAGAGATTACAGTTGTTCTATATTCTCTTACATGAGTTCTTAATGATTTGTATTGTCTTTTATATTCATTGATTCTAGTATTTTCATCTTGTGGTACTAGAATACTTCCGTTTGGCTCATCTGTTTCAGAATCTGCTCTTTCAATTAAAGCATTTTCTGCAGGTGTTAATCTTTTTCCCATTAATGCTTTTAAGAATGCTTTGTTTACATCTGCTTTCTTATCTGCTGTTGGCTCTGTTACTGGTGTTCCTGCATCTTCTTGTAGTTCTTCTTCCATTCTTTCAATTTCTTCTGCTTGTTTAATTTGCTCATTTAAAATTTTTGCTTCCTCTGTTTTTGCTTTTGCTTCATCTAATTTTCCTTCATTAGATAATTTCTTTGCTTCTGCAACAAGTGCAGCGAATCTTTGTCTTAATTCTCTTAAATTCATAAATAAATCCTCCTAAAATTTTATTTTTAGAAGGAGCTTGATTTTGATTTTATTCTTTTTCTGTTTTATTTAAAATTGAATTATTGCATTTCCAATAAGTCCAATTCAATTTTTAATTTTTCTAGTTCAGTTTCATCTTGCATCTTTTTCATCTTTTCTTGTATTTGCTGAACACTATTCTGTATACAATTTGTTACAGTTTTTTTACTGAAATCAAATGCTTTTTTATTTTCTTCCTCATTATCTGCATACAAAACTTCATCGATGAATCCTAGTTCTTTGGCTCTATATGCATTCATCCATGTTTGTTCTTCCATCATTTTGGATAGTTCATCTTTTGACAGTTTTGTTTTCAAAGCATATGCATTTATAATTGCCGCTTCCACTTCTTCTAATCTTGCAATAGCTCTTGCAAAATCATTTTTATCTCCCCAGTCTATTGTACTTGGAAGATGTATCATCATCATGGCTGTAGGTGACATTTTTATTGTATCTCCTGCCATTGCAATAAACGAGGCAGAACTTGCCGCCAAACCATCTATCTTAATTTCTACATTTCCCTTGTGTTCTTTTAACATTGTGTATATTTGGCTTCCTGCAATAACATCTCCACCTGGTGAATTAATCCATACTGTTATATCTTGATTTTGATATTTGTTTAGTTCATCTTTAAATAATTTAGGAGTAACTTCATCTCCCCACCATGTTTCAGATGCTATTTCGCCTTCTAATATTAATTCTGGTGTATTGGTCATTATATTTTTTGTCCAATTCCAGAATTTATTTTTTATCTTGCTCATCTTCATTTCCACCTCCTTCATCTTCTTTTTCTTCTTCCTCTACTTGCTTTTTACTATCTTGGGAGTTTTGACTTACTTTTCCCATTTGATAATCTTCTAGCATTTCAAGTAATGTATAATTTAGACTTATCAGATGTTTTTTACCTAGTCCATCGGCAAGTTCTGGTAGGTCCTCCTTATTTCTAATTTCATCTATATTG